GTCATAGATTGTATCCTTCTGTTACTAGCACACTACCCCAAATCCCTTTGCCGCGTCAACCCCTTTTCTGCTATACTGACCACAAACCTAATCGGAGCGCGACACATGGCCCTTGAAGTATACGACGGCACTAACCCCACCACGGCTGAGGCGCTTGTTAGCGTGGCCGAGTGCGAGTCGTTTGCGCTTGCCTACTACGGTAGCAACCTGACCGCAAGCAATGCCGCGAAAGAGGCAACGCTGCGTCGCGTCAACGCCTTCCTTGTGGCACTACCCTGGCGCACGGATGCATCCGAGGGGCTTTCGCAAACCGTGCCATTTCCGCGTGAAGGTTACGATGGCGTCCCGTGGCAGGTTAAGAATGCTGCGCACATGCTGGCCCGAACGGAACACCAAAGCCAAGGCGCGCTGTCCCCCGCTGGCACGATTACGGGCGCACGTAAGCGGGTCAAGGTAGATACCATCGAGGTAGATTACCAGACGCCCAAGGATGCGCGGGCCGATGCGGGCAAAACTGTCGTGAGCGACGCAATGCGCCTTCTTCAGCCGTTCCTAAAGGTTGGCGCGCTTGAGGATATGGGGCTTGTGGAAACCCGGCAATCGTGGGGCATTGCGGCGGTATGAGCTTCTATGAAGAATTGCAATCCATCGCGGGTAAGGTTCTGGCAGAGTTTGACCAAGGCGGGTTAAGCAAGATCGAGATCACCACAACGCCAGCCGCTAATGAGTGGGAGTTACCGACGAATAGCCGGATCAAACGTCACAGTAAACGGAGATCCGGTGCAGGTTGTCGCGGTCATGCCGACGCCCGCAAGTGGGACGCCGGTTATTGTCAAGGTTGTTTTAAGAGGCTAAGTGCGCGGGACTGATGGAGGGGTTATTGATCTAAGCAACACAACTTACCAAACCCCGCGCGACACGACTTATTCAGCCGCGATTAGGTCGTGGGTGGTGCGACCGGCTATGCATACACTTTCGTTATGCGCGGGGCTTGTTGCCAACCCACTATGCTTGCGCCATGCAAAATACAGGTCGCGCAGCAATTTCGATTCCATGTAACGCTTGGCGCGGTTATGCGCGTGGCCCTTTGTCATTTCAGGGTCGCGTTCCATTTCGTATTCTTTCCGCCGATCATAAATCAGGCGGTATTTACCGGCTGGCTTTTCTACTCGCGCCGACTGAGCCTTGAACAGACTGTCGCCAATGGTCCAGACAAGAGACCTACGGGCGGGCGCATATCCGTGGTCCAGTGCATCAACCCCGGCAACGCGACGTTGGCGTCCGCCATTAATAACGGCAAGACCCATGCGCTTTTGAAAGCACGAGACGTTGCGATATGATCCGATATCGCCAGCCTCACCGACAATCCCCGCGAATCCAAGCGCGCCCATGCCGGGCGTATCCTTGACAAACTGATAAGCGGGCAATTCCTTAGCAAGTGCGGTCAATCGTTTTTCAACGGCCTTGCGGTCCTTTTCAATCCCGTCACGCGCTTGCAAAAGCGGACCCATTGCAGCGGCGGCAATCGTATCGTTCGGATATGGCTTGCCCTTTGTCACTGCCTTGTATAGCTTTTCAGCCTCAGCCTTGTCGCCCTCATACACGAGACGGCGGCAAATAGCCTTGGCCTGTAGCGTTAGTGATTTTTCTGCGCGGTGCCAGCCTTGCCGACGCCGCCACTGTTCGCGTATTTCTTCGATTGTCTGCTGCATTGGTCTCTCCTTTTAAGTCGGGGTGGTGATCCCGCGCTTGCACACACTTTCGTGATGTGGCCGTGCCTTATCCAACCCCTAGCCTTGCGGCATTCTGTTGCGGCGACGGTGGTGATGGCAAAATTAATATAAATAATCAGTGACTACCAACCGTCGCCGCGCTTCAGGCCGAAGCCCGTTCCTTTAGGGCATTCAACATGTTTTCATCGAACACGTCAACAACTTTCTTGCCCTCGGGCAAATCTTTTTCAATCAAGCCAAGCCAACGCGCCTTGAACGACATATCGGAGGCGCGTTCGTTATACATTGCCCGCGCCTCGGAAACATCATGAAGCGTGGCGTCCTTGAGTTTCTTGCCGCCCGGCATCGGGAACATCATGAGCGTCCCGGCGGCGATTGCATTAACACGAGACGGCTTGTCACCGCCGTTATGGACAGGCGCAGTCCATACGCGCTTGCGATCAGTGCGCAACTGCCCACTGATAATGCTGTAACAAGTCTGCCGAACAAGCGGTCCCATTGCCTCTTCAAATAGCCGTTGATCGCCACGCACTCGCGCTTCCAAAAGGTCCGTAGCCTTGCGCACATCGCCGCCCGCTTCATCGTAGCAGTCTTTTGCCACGGCCTTGACGGTCTTTTCCAGAATGTCTGTCATCTCTTTTCCTTTGTTTGGGTGCGGGCTGGTGGTTTACAATTTGCTATAAGCTGCCGCCATTACCAAACCCCGCGTTACGTCACGAAACTTCACGCAGTTGTTTCGTGTTCATTTTCTTCTCCTTTCAGTTTTTAGACATCCGCACCATACCCCACCCCACACCTAGCGTCAACCCCCTTTTTCCTATAAAATGCCACCATGGCCACGCTCAATCAACAAATCGACCGCCTCTTACGCAAACAACGTCCCGCGATGGAACGCGCATGGCGTCAAGCGATTGCGGACGTTGCCAACCGCGCCACGCTTAACCGGATCGTGCAAGCCCTACGCCGCAACGACATCGAGGCCGCAATCGACGCTATAGGGATGAAACGGGCGGCGTTGTCTGGTATTATCACGCCCATGACGGAAACCTACGCAGCGGCGGGTGCGGCGGTAACGGAGGCGCAAACATGGCGATTGCCGGATATGTCGCGGACGGTAGTGCGGTTCGACCTGGCAAACCCGCGCGCCAATGCTTTTATATCAGAGTATAGCACAAACCTTGTCACAAACGTAGCCGAGGAAAGCCGGGAAGCGTTGCGGGTGGCAATTCGCGCGGGATATGAGCAAGGGCGCGGGCCGCTTGATATTGCGCGTGACCTGACGGGGCGCATTGGCAAGAACGGGCGGCGCACCGGCGGTATTGTCGGGCTAGATGAACCTAGCGCGCGGTATGTCCAGAATATGCGGCGTAGGCTTGCAAGCGGTGATCCAGCTGAAATGCGCAAGGTGCTGCGTATGGAAGCGATACCGGACAATTTTATCGAGAAGATCTGGATGCACGGTGGTGGTAGGAATGATCCAAGGGATAATCACGTAGCGTTTAGCGGGACTACGGTAACTGGAATCGACACGCCTTTTACACTTCCAACAGGAGAGAGGATGCTTCATCCACACGACGCAAGCCTCGGCGCAGGCGCAAGCCAGATCGTGAATTGCACTTGCTCTATGCGAATCAGAATACGCTATGATTTACTCAGATAAATTTCCAAGTGTAACCATAGGCTGTTTTTCTGATACCCCTAGCCGCACCAGATATAGCGCCGGGGTGAGCATTGGGGTTAATGTTTTTTGCTGCGTCTACTGAATTATCAAAACAAATACCGTCTGATCTCTTTATTGGTAATTTGTTATACACAACGCGAGGTATCGGCGGCGTGCATTCAAAAGACCAATTGTAGCCGCCGTATTGCATAAATTCACCTTTACACGTCCTAATAATGCCAGTGGATTCAACTTTTGACCATTCAGATGCTTCTTTCGCACAATTAAAAACCATACCATTCGAGCAGTAAATTGGTTTGTGCTTATCTCTAAGTTTGGGCTTATCAGGGTAGTCTATGTATGACCAAGCGTGTTTTGCTGAATATGAGGTCAGTCCTCGGCATGATGCAGATATGCAAGATTCTCTTATTCCAGCCCAATCGCTAGCTTCCTTTGTGCTATTGAATAGCATCCCATTCGAACAATATACTTTTCTGGGTGCGGTCCCGTAACCAGTACTTTCAGGATGATTGGGAATATCATCGTAACTCCAAGAAAAACCGTAAGCTACCTTCCTATTACCTGAACACACAGCACAAATACTAGAAAATGCCGCAGGTTTGTTCAGCCACCTAGCAGCCTCATGCGCGCTATCAAACGTCATTCCGTTTGAGCAGTATACCTTCCTGCTATTTCCAGAAGAAAGACCACTAGCGCCCTCGCCTCCTTGCTATTTTCTCAAAAGTAAATGCGCACTTCTCCTCTGAAAATCTTTTCAATATATCAAATTCGTATCCGTATTTATTTACTACGTTCTCCCAATGAGGGTTCCTACCATTCTTTCTTTTCAACCTTTCGTCGCGTCCCTTCCCCACATAAAACACCTGACCTTTTTTAGGGCCAGCCGCATAGCGATGGGCGTAGACGTAAAACGGTTTTTCTTGTGACATAACGATCCCTCGTTCATCCCTTGAAGTATGACGGGGCAGATAGTGGGATTGACTATCGTTCGACTGGCCGGTCTAGCCCCGTCAATTCAATATAGGGGTTTACGTGGGTCTTTGCAAGTCACTCCTCCCGCGCGTGCAACATGGCGTCGGCAAGTTGGTATGCCATATTAGCAGCATCATCTGGCGTCATTGCCGTTCCATCACCCCACCTAGCGCGCAAAGCTTGCCCCGCAAAATAGTCGCGCAAGGTCATTCCGGTATAGTGCGTATGCGTTGTGGTGGTCGGAAAAGCTGGCCCGCTGTTGTTTAATTTAGTCAATTTCCTTTACCTCTTGTTTAGTGCTGCGCCCGACATGTTCAACAGTTACAACTTGTTTAATCTTTAGCGCTCTAACCGCGCCGATGCCTTTTGAATACACTTTCGCCGCATCGTCAATCGCGCGGTTATAGGCAATAGCTTGTTCATGTGTCATCTTTGTAAGCCTCCAAAATTAGCGCCTGGATATAATCCACGGTAACGCCGTATTTATCAACTAGTGACGCGGCGTCAATTCCCGCATCAAAGTCTTGCAGAATTGCAATGTCGCGGGTGTCTTGGTCTTGATCGGTCATTGGGTTTCCTTTTCGCGCAAAGCCCTATTCAGCAACCTAAGCGCCGTGGCTTCCTCAACTAAATCGGCGGGCGGTTCTGTTCCTAGTTGGGATTTAAGGTAATGACTAACTTTTTTAGGCACATCACTAAAGTAATAATGCTTTTTCTTATGAGGATTTTTATTTAGCCAATTTCTTTTTCTAATAGTGTGTTTGTGTTTGTTCTTCTTGTAATCGCGAGCCTTTGCGATGGCCGTCATTTCTGGATTTTCTATCCTGTGCCTTTTCCTGTATTGACTGTTCTTTATATCTCTGCAATCACTGCTGCACGTTTTTTGTGGACCTGCATAAACTGTAAAATATTCATCGCAAATTAAACATTTTCTGGTAATTTTTCCGCTTCTTTTTTGGTTGGTTGTTTTTTGTGTTCTCTTATTGTTGATGCTAGAGCAATCTTTAGAGCACGTTTTAGATGAACCCCTAGCATCAAACCCCGCACCGCAAATCACGCACTCTTTCCAAGCCATAACGCCCTCCACGAATTAGCGGCCCCGCGTGAACAGGGCCGCTATGTTATTAAAGATCGACCGCGCCTTCGGTTTTGCCGCTTTCGATCCGAAACTTGGCGACCTGCACTTCCAGCTTTTTCGCCGCGATTGACGACCCCGCCAGCCGCGCAATCGCCGCCGCCTTTTCCTTCGTGCTTTCGCCGTTGTTCAAGTCCTCAATCTCCTTAAAGATCACTTCACGCAGTTGTTTCGTGTTCATCTTTCCACTCCTTGTATTCTTTCATAATGCGCCAGACCTCGGAAACGGGCGCGTCGGGGTTTACATCATTTAGCCCACTGACTAGTTGATATGGGTCAATTTCTTCGCCTTTTTTCATTTCGTAAAAGACGTATTTGCCCATATACTTCATGCAGTAAGAGGTTTTATCTAGAGGCGGGTATTTAGTCATTAGCGATCAAACTGACGAAAGTATTTCAGTTGTTTCATGACGGATTCATAGCTATCCTTTGCCAGAACCCCGTTATCCATATCGGGGAGCATGGTCAAATTCCCGTCGCTGCCAATTTCTGCGGGAAAAATTGAAGTGGGCTTTCCATCTGCGCCACTAACGCCACGAACAACATCCACCGGAATAGCAGCTTTTCGCCCGGTGTCGAAGTCAGTATATTCTAGGAAGTCAATCATAGTCACGTCTCCTTTCAGTTTAAGACACCCGCACCCTACACCGCCCCGCCTTGCCTGTCAACCCCTTACCGCGCTAAAATAAGCGACATGAGAAGCGCCAAAGCAACAGTGTCAAATTGGGTCAAAGAACACCACAACGCTTGTGCACAGGCAAGCCGTGCAGGACTTTACTGAGGCCGTTGTAGAGGATACGCCGGTTGATACAGGTAATGCACGGAGGTCATGGCTAGGGTCTAGCAGCAACATGCCGCCTGTCAGGCCGGATGCAGCGGAATTTAACGAGACGGGTGCGACGGAGCTGGTGATCGCTACGCTTGACGCTGGAGATACCTATTGGCTAGGGGCACAGGCCGCATATGTGCCGCGATTGAATTACGGATTTACCGGCACGGATAGCGCAGGCCGAACGTTCAATCAGCAAGGCAAAGGATGGATTGAGAAACACGCGGCATTGTGGCCTAGCTATGTGCGCGGCGCAGAAAAGAAAGTAGTCGGATGAATCTGGAAGTCGAAACATATCTCGAACTGCGCGACCACATGCAAGCCTACCCGCAGTTACCGCCCGTCATGTATCCTGGTGAACGTTTCGACCCGCCTGCGACCGATGGCGTGCCGGATATTTACTGGATAGTGCAAGACGCGCGGTTGCCGGTGCAAGGGCTATACATTGGTAGCTCGACGCCAGACGAATACACGGGCAGCTTCCAGGTGCATATTATGGCCCCGGAATGGGTCACGCATCCTCAATTGATGTATCAAGTTGGGCTTGTCGCTAATCACTTCGCCAAGTCAACCGATCTATGGCTTAGCGCGGGCCGGTTGCAAGTGACGGGGACGCCATACCTCGCAACCGATCCCTATATGGACGGCATCTACCGCCGCGCGCCTGTGCTAGTGCCTTGGCGGGTTGTGGGTTAGGTGGTGCCCGCGCCCGGACTTGAACCGGGAAGCCGTAGCGACGGATTTTAAGTCCGTTGTGTTTACCAATTTCACCACGCGGGCACGTGGTGGACCCGGCAGGACTTGAACCTGCAACCTCTGCGTTATGAGCGCATAGCTCTACCGTTAAGCTACAGGTCCGGTTTTGTTAACCCACCTTCACCACAAGCCCTGCGCGGGTGATATCGCCTGCGCTTGCATCGGCTTCGGTGTGGATCACACCGGACAATTCAGCGCCGTTCGACAAGTAAACTCGCGCGGTCCCGTTCTCAAATTCTACACGCGAGACGGCAAGCGTTTCGGGTTCGTCGGTCCATTTTGCGATGAGGTCATTATCCCCACTATCACTCGTGCCATCATCATCCCAAAGATCGCCAATAACTTCGTCTTCCCAAGGGAGAAACCCTTCATAGGGTGAATATCCCATCGGCCCCACCTTACGCCCATCGCGCGTCTTGTAAAACTTGCCTTCTTCGAGTTGCATGTCTCATGCCTCCATTTGTCTACTTTGCGCACTCTGCCACACGCTTGCTATAGTGTCAACAGGAAACTTTCTGCGCCTTGTGTGGCGCTTTGCAAAAACATGAGGATCAATAATGGTTGA